GTTTCTTATCGTTTTGTTCAGCTCTATACTATCAGACAAATAGACATCATAAACCAAAACCTTCCCAAAATCTACGACCAGCCGAGCAAGACCTTCCTTGTCAAATTCCGACATAAGATTATCAAAATCAGCCTTTGTTTTATGCCAATTTTCACCTCTTATCCAGCCTTTTAACTCTATCTCTCGCTCATCATACTTCGCAGGAGAAAGGTCTATCTGTCTGCCGTGTTGTTCTGCCCAATCATAGGTTTTTCTTGCTTTGGGTTTAGGTTTATCCAAAAGCCCTTTGGAATCTGAAATATAAACCCCAAAATCCTTGAAAAACTTTCCGTTTAGGCTGTAAATCACTTCATTCATTTTCTATAAATCCTGATTTTTGCATTATCAAACTCTTCTACTTCCACTTGGGCATTGTCCAAAACATCAACCGACAAAATAGCATAGTCCTTCGCTGTGATTTTGACCTTTGAATTGTGTCTGATGATGATTTGAGCAACCTCAAAATTGTTATACACCAATTCTACATTAGAGTCTCCGAAAACAGCCAGATGAGTTATGTTTTCTAATATTCCTGAAAAGTCCGTATAAAGACCATACTGCATAATTTCATCTCGGTATTTTCTCAAATCTTTCAGTTTAGGGAAGTCATGTTCTTTCGCCCAGTCATCTCCTTTGAAATACATTTCGCAAAGGTTTTTAAGTGTCGGCTTGGCTTTCATTTGCTCATACCATTCGTTACACAATCCCTGCGCTTTTGCGTGTTCTATGATGTCATTCATAATTATTGGTTTTTATTAAATTCCACTTGCTCTAAGGCTTCCATCTCCTTTTACCTTGCTGTTGAGATCAGATAAATCTTTTCTCATCTGAAACAGATTAAATGTATTCTGCTCTATCTTAACAAGAGAGTCAACAGAGTTTTTCATCGCCTCTAAATTTTGCTTTTGATTCTTTAAAATCTCGCCTGTGTTTATCCTAATTGCATTAAACTGACCCGCTAAAACACTCGCTGTTTCTTCACTCATCCCCTTTATTGCGCCTTTCAAACTATCATCGTTGCTCTCTACTCCCTCAAAAATCTCCTTATAGCCCTCTAAAAAAGACTGCATTCCTGCACCTGCACTTTTAACCTCTGATTTAAATCTTGCGATGTCTTCTTTGGATAAGCCTTTAAATACTCCTGTGCCGTCCTCGTTAAGCCCTGTAGCCTTAAATAAACTTTGTAAAGTCCCCTGCATTCTTTTTTGCAACATCAGGTTAAGCTGGTTCTTCACAAGATTTTTTACCATATCATTGGCTACTTTTTCCAATGATTGAGCAGCGTTTTCTCCACGGCTAAAAGCATCTACCAAAGCATCCCCTACCTTTGATGCTGCACCCGCTAAATCGGTCTGTAAAACATCTTTTATCACTCCCTCTTTTAGGTCAGAAATAGCCCTGTTAATTGAGCTTATCTGTCCTTGCCAGTCAGAAACCTTTCCCCAGTCGGTTTTCTTTTTACTTGCTTCTGCGTTAATCATATTATTCAGAACCACTCTTTGCTGTTCTAAATTTTTGATTAAGTTCGTTTGGTCGGAATATTGCCTTGCATTGAACGCCTTGTTTGCTGCGTGGGATAGTTCTTCATAAGCTGTTTTCAATCTATTCAGCGCCCTTTGTTCTCTTTGGATGGCTCTTTCTTTTTTCTTGTCTCCACTTAAAGCCTTGAAAATAGAGCCTATCATTTTGATACCTGATGCCACAGCACCTACAACATTTCCACTGACAATGTTTTTTGCCAAGTCTATCCCTGAATTGGCGATATTGGTAATGTCTTCCATAGCATCTCTTGCAGCATCACTCATTCCCCCAAAAGCATCCGCCATATCGTTAATCCCTTGAATAGCCTCATTAAATGCAGATTGAGTTTGACCTAAAACATTGGCTAACTTTTTTCTTTCTTCCGCAGCTTTTCTTTCTGCTTCGGTAAGTTCTTTCTGTTTCTTTATAACAGCCTCTATATTTCCGCTGTTCAGCGCCTTGTCAAACTCTTCTTTGGCTTTCTTTTGGTCTGCCAAAGCACTTTTATACTCTTTAAGAGAATTGATTAAAGCCTTAAATGGATTTCTTGTAGTAGCCGTTTCCAGCCTTGCTATTCCATCTCTTAAGCGGTCTAAATCATCAGGCGAAAGGTTTTCTTTGTTTTCTTCCTTAAACCTTCTAAAATGAGCCAAGATTCTGTTAAGGGTATCTTGTGAAAAATATTCTAACTCTCCAAAAGCAATTTTCCACTCATCACCACTCATAAACATATCCATAGACAAACTTCCCAGTTCTCTATTTTTAGCATCTTCTACCCTTTTCTGCTCTGCTTCAGTCTGCGCTTTTGTCATCAGGTCTGCATATTTTTTGACAATGGCAAGTTCCTTTTCTTTATAGGTCTGATGCTCTTCTAAAAACTGGCTGTAAGCCTCTTTATATGCTTTTTCCTGCTCATTTAACCTGTTTCGTAGTTCTGCTTCATAGCCCTGACTTTTTTGCTCTGGCGTAAGGTTTTCTATTTCCTCCTTTATTTTGTTTATCTTTTCAGAGAAAGTAGACATACTGCTTAACTGCTCATCTAAACTCTCTTTCCAATTCGTAAAAGGGTCTTTTTCTCCTGTGAGAGAGTCCAAAATCTCTTTTAGTTTCTGCCATTGGCTTATTTCATCATCAGATAATTTAACTCCTGATAATTGCTTTTTGTCCAAAGCATCAAACCTGCTTTTAATTTCATCGAAATAACTCTTTCCTTTTAGGTCAGAAAACTGATTTTTAGCCGTTTCTTTTCCGTATTTTGCTTCTATCTGATAGCGCACTTTCCATTGTCTTTCCAGCTCTGCTATCTCTTCATCAAAAGATTTTTTGTTATACAGCTTTTTGATTTCTGCTATTCGTTTTTCCAGCGCTTCCCTTTTTGCAAGAAGCGTTGCTCGTGTTTTAGCATCAGAAATTAGTGTTTTGTTATTTAGCCTCTCGTTAATTTTAGACAACTCGCTCTCCAATGCACCAAGTGAACCTGCCAACGGAGCATCAGCTTTGGTTCTTCCTCCTGATTGTTTTTTAGGCTTTGAGGATTGTAAAGGATTATCATCCCATTTTTTAGCCAGAAGTCTGTATTTATCAATTTCTTTGTTTTTTTCTTTGATTTGGGCTATTTCAGTCAATTCGGCTTTTTCCTCTTGTAGTCTTTTTATCTCGGCTTCAACCTCGTTTTTATTTAAGTCTTTATCGGCTTTTTTATGTGAGCCTTCCTCTCCTATCTGTAAAGCATTTTTAACACTGCCTGCTTGATTTTGGACATATTTAAGCCTTGATATAAGCCCTGTAAAATCTAACCCATCTATCGTTGTCTGCATTTTTGCAAATTGTGCAGGAATTTCCCCTGCTTTCGCTTTTGCAGTGTCTAATTCAGGATGTGTTTTTTTGATTTTCTCTATAACATCATTTATCTTCTTTTCTTCATCTTTCCAGTAGTTTAATTGCTCTTCTAATGGAGCGTTTTGAGACATAATAGCCTCTGCTCGTGACTTTTCAGCCCTTTCTATATCGGCAATTCCCTTTCTCAACTCCTCTATCCTGCTTGATATCCTCCCATCTGCATCATCTACATTTAAGTCTTTTAACTTCAAAAGGCTATCCATCTCTTTCTTCATATCCTCCAGAGTAGCCTCTATCTTTTTGCCCTGATTCTTTTCTAATTCCTCGTTGAGCTTTTTATGAATCTCTGTAAGATTCATTGCCATAATCTGCTCCTGCGACATATTTTTGAAAGTTTCAGGAGCAATCTCTAAAAGTTTCTTATACGCTTCTTGCTTTTCGTATATAGTAGCCGTTTCGCTCTTAATAGTCCCAATTAAATTTTGAGCCTCATTCTTATAATCATCAGTTTCTTTGTTAATCTTCTGAAGTTTCTCCGCTCCGCTTTCTAATGCAGTGTCCAGACTATACAGCACCGCTATAAGTCCCACTGTTCCAGCGATAGCAAGAGCGTAAGGGTTCGCCATCATAACAGCATTTAGTTGGCTTTGTAGAGCTATTTGTTTTATTGTTGCTCCTATCTGTAAATGTCGTGTAGCAACATCATAAACCCCTTGGATATTAGCAATTTTCATTACTGCAACTTGGGTAATTACCGCTGCTCTATACGCTCCATAAGTCCCAACCAATCCTGCTAATACTACGCCTACTTTTTCATAGTTTTCTACAAGGAAAGTGATTCCCTGTATTCCACTGGATAAAAAGCCCTCTGCCTTTTCGCCTATCTTGTTATACATCTGCTCAATAGCATCCTCCAAGTTGGCGATTTGTCCAGATAATGAAGCCGACTGCTGCTCCATCAAATTAAAGAACAATCCGCCCTCATTAGTTAGGTTGTTGATAACGCTTTGAACCTCTGGAAACCCTACCTTTCCAGCAGAAATAAGGTCTTTTACTTCGTTTTCAGCAACACCCATTACCTTTGCTAATTCAGCAGTCATAGGAATACCAGCGTTCATAAACTGGTATAAGTCATTGGTCATCAGTTTGCCCTGTGCCTTTACCTGTCCATAAACATGGATTAACTGCCCCATAGGAACGCCAAGCCCTGCCGCCACATCTCCCATTCTACGAAGCGTATCTACCACCTGCTCGGCTGGAACTTGAAACGCCAAAAGCCTCTTTGCTCCATCGGTAACATCTGTTAAACCAAATGGTGTTTTCGCTGCCAAATCCACCATTTCCCCCATAAGAGCCTGTGCTTTCTCTTCGCTTTTCAGCATCGTGCCAAAGGCTATTTCAGTTTTCTGAAACTCTCCCCTTACACCGATGAGCTGTTGTGTGAAACCTTGCAGTGCCTGAACAGAAAAATAAGCCCCAATACCTATTGATAGATTCTTAAAAGCGCTGTCCATCTGCTGGGTTTCCCTCTGTGTCTGCTGGGTAAGACCTAAAATATCTTGGCGCATCTCTGTGATGCTTCTACGCCATTCGTTCATGTCTATTCCAGCACCGAAATATAAAGCCCCTTGACTTGTGTTCATTGATTATTAGTTTTTATACATGTTGAATAACTCTTCCAGTTCTTCCGCTGTTTGTTCTTCGTATTTTATTACTTCTGTCCCCTCTTTTTTCTCCGAGTCATAAGATGGAGTATCTATCAGCATTCTTTGAACGATACGCCAGTCTATTTCCCAAAGCAGATAATCTAATGTCCAGCCGTAATGATGGCATATTTGCCCCATAATGCCGTAAATAGATTTTATTTCTTCTCTATCGGATTTGCTTTGGTCGGTCGGTTTCCGTTCATCAATGCGATAGAGGTTATAAAATTTGCGTAATTAGCAGTCTTTAAAAGGTTTTGAGCAAATTCTAAAAGTTCGTTAGGTGTATAGTTTTTCAGGAAATACCATTCTAAAAACTTTCTGACAAGAAGATTATCTGCAAAGCACACCGCCATTGCCTTTGCTACATTCTTTGTGTTCTTGCTTACCGCCTGATACTGCATAGCGATTTGTTCCTGAAAACTCCCTGATGTCAATAGTTCTTCATCTATTTCCATTTTGATGAATATGTTTGAGAGTTTGAGCATTCGCCCTAAACTCATCTTTTTGCATTTAAAAGTTTTTTTGATTCCTAAAACACAAACCTTTATCTCAAAACCTTTATCTAAAAGCAGGTTGATTTCTTCTTGTTCTAACTTTTTATCATTCATATCTACATTAAAAAAAAGCCTGCCTGATAAACTCGCAGACAGGCTTTAAAGAAAGATTAAAAAAACAATTAGCTTAGCGTAAATCTTGGCTCTCCCTCTTTTTTAGGGCTTAAAACTTTTGCTTTTACCTCTATTGCCATTAGGTTTTTCTTCCCAATGTCAGAAGTGAATTTAGCCGTAATAGACACCCTTGGGAATTTAAATGTTTTCCCTTTTCTTGGTTTTAGTTCCAGCGATTTCTCAATCGTTACTGGCACAACAGGAGCTTTATAAACATTAGAGTCTACGCTTCCCCCAAACACTTTTACCACAGTGTCAAAATCATATTCATAGATATTGAATGTCAAATCAACATCTCCTTGTTTGTATTCCACATGGATAGGGTTATCGTGTTCCTCCACATAGAAAGCCGTTTCTTCTTGGTCACCAAATGTAAGTTTGCAAGAATCTTCTGCTGTTTCTCCCAATGGTGCTAAAACAGTCCCCATACCTCCATCAGAGGCGATATCTCCAACTTTTATTGAAGCAATACCGATATTTACTTCCTTTGCCATAATATATTGATTATTAGTTTATTGCTTAATAATAAGCGTTTAGGCTTATTCTAAAATTATAGTAGTTAAAATTATCTTCTTCAAATTCCTGATGATTAACAACCTCAAGATTAAATTCATCTTCCCAAACCTCACTCAATGCAGAATAAACAGCATCTGAAATTTCTTTAAGGCGCTTTGCGTTCTTCTGTTTTTGGGTTATCCCATTGTTTATCTTTACCTCAATCATCGGAACATAACAATTCACATTAAAAACTCCATTCTGCAAAAAATGGTTAGTCATTGTAAGGGAGTTTATCACAATATCTTCTTTTTGGCTGTTAGCAGGGCGCTTATCTTTGTAGGTTTTACCACTGATAACATTGTTTATTCCAGCCTTTAAAAGCAGGTCTAAAATCCATTGTTTGCCATCTAATACTGTCTTCTTCATTTTAATTGTTTTAATAAATTAGGCAGATATTGGGAAGCAAACTGCTCTGCGCTGGTTAAGACTACTCTACCCTTGCTCTCTACATAAGAGGCGTATCTCATACCTGCTACTACCACAAGGGAAATTCCTCTTTTGGATTGAGCAACTTCAACAGCGAGAGTTCTGCCATATTTTAAAGGGTCTTCATTACTTGGCTCTGTGCCGTGTTTAGAAGCATTAAAATTCTCATCCACAACCTGACCATCTACTGAAACCACATATCCGATAGAGTTACGGAGATTAGCCGTGTGGTCTTGGTAATTTCCATTTTCTTTCGCTTCATTTACCGCCTTTTCGCCTACCCATTTAAGGATTCTGATAAACTGCTCCTCGGCTTGGCTTTCTGCATGCTGGAAAATCTTTTCAAAATCTCCCATATTAAACCTCGGTATTATAGCCATATCCTTGTGTGTAATTGGTCTTTTGTAAAATTCACAACATTGCCCTCTAATCTCAATTCTTCCCCATTCCAAACCTGCACTTTTGTGCCTTTGTCTATGTTCTTAATAGACTTCGGAGCGTATATTACAGAAGTTTGAATGTAAAACTCGCCATCTTCGGTTTGTTTCTTAGATGTTGAGCCTTCATCTCGGCAAACTCCAAAATCTACCCACTCTGATGTTCCCTCTGTCCATTCTGCAGTAGACTCATCAAAATATCCTTCAGAATGAATTAGCGCTTTTAGTCTGTATGGATATTGCTTTACTGCCATCTGCTTGTAATGTCTTTTATGCTATTGTTTTGCTCCAATATGTTAGGTTTTCCCAATTTTCCACAAAGAAAATTGTAATAACTTCTGATTACATCCTTATCAAAACTAACAGAATAACCGCCCTCTGAAATACTGCTTGGCTGCATCATAATGTCAGGGATTACATTGTAGAAAAACAAATCCAAATTAGTCTCTCTCCCTACCACATCAGAAGAAGAAAGCCCCACTCTTTCAAGTTCAGCATCTATTCTGTCCGCCGATAAATCCACAGACCAAATCGCCAATTTTTCTTTAATGTAATCCCCTATATTCATTATGAAAGTTTAGTTTTCAAGATAAGTTTCTGTCTTGTGTTGTTAAGCACTGGCGTAGCAAATGCTGTCCCCTTTGTAAGCACTCTCATTGGGTTTGCTTCTCCCAATACAGACACTAAAATGAAATCATTAACAGTTGTTTTTGAAGTTTCATTTAGGTTAATTCCTGCTTCTGGTGAAATGGTATATTGCGTAGCACCGAAATCTGTTGAAGTTGCCAAGTGGATGTTTCCAAGTTCCCAACCGCTGGTAGCTGTAATGCTTCCATCTTTCGCCTCTTCGTTTACATAACTTTCCCAGATGGTAATCGTTGGTAAATTTTGAGCAGCCAAAGCTGTGTTCAACTGAACCAATGTAGGCTCTTGAGAAATTCCTAATGCATTTTGCGCAAAAGATGCTGTAAATGCAATTACCTTTTTAGACTTCACAAACTGATTGAAAGTTGCCAAATCCATTACCGCAGTAGTGTATCGGAATCCTTTCTTAAGTGCTTCTGCCTGTGCTTTTCTGAAATCCTCAATAGGGTCAAATGTATCCTTATTCGCAGGTAAGAACCAGTCCAAAGATGCATTTTCTGTTTTCACTTTAAAGTCAATTTTCACTCCATCTTTTACGATGTATTGACCTTTTGACAATAGCGATTTACCCATATGCTCCAATCTTGCATTGATAGCATCCACTACAAAAATACCATCATCATAAATAGCATTGATAAGCTGGCTTTTGATGTTAGCATTGTTAGGATATAGAGCAACAGCGTTTCTCAATTCATTGATACGGAAGAAGTCTCTTTCGTTTTTAGACCTACCTACTTCAATCTTCGGAATCTCTCCCTTAACCTTTTCGATAAACTCTCTCCCTTTTAAAGGAACATTACTGTCTAATGCTACCACATCAGCCATTACTTTTGCTCCTAATTCTCCCTCCAAGTTTCCAAATGTCAGCCCTGCGCTAAAAGCTGTAGGGAAAAAGTTGAAAACCTGCAAATTCCCAAGCGGATTAGAATTAAGGATTGCTCCCATATCCGCCTCTCTAAACTCTGGAATAATTGTATTTGCGTTTATTACACTCATGTTTTAGTTTTTTAAATGGTTTTTAGTTTTTACCTCCTTAGATTTGAGTAATTCTTGGCAATGCTGTCTTTAAGAAAGCAGCCCCTGTTTTTTCTTTATCAGGCAAAGCATTTACTCTCACTATTCCTGCTACTACGATAGAAACTAATGGATAGTCATCTATCACGATGTCTGACATTGTAAGCCCTACGGCATCTTTTACATTCGTTGCAGATAACGCAGCGTTTATCGGCTTATAAGTTCCGTTTGTGTGCGGAACTACTACTGTCCCAGCTGGAATAATTCCATCTGTAAATCTTGCTGATGCTTCTGTTTTATCAATATGCACTCCGCCTGGAATGGTAGCATCAACTTGGTCAAAGACAACGATTTGTCTTCCCTTTCTGAAATCTGTGTTAATTCCCTTCATTGTTTTGAGTTTTTTGTTTAATATACGCTTGAACATCAGGGCTTATCTCTTCTGCTTTGATGTCTTTTCCGCCAAAACTTGGAGGATTTACATCTCCTAATTTTGTGTCGTTTAGTTGTTGAAGAAAACCAGCCTCTGCATCTTTTACCGAGTTAGCAAATGTTTCTATTTCTTCATCGTTTTGGAAAGTTCTCCCTGCGATTTGAAGTTTATAGAAGTTTTCATTTACTCCCAGTTCGTTGAGTTTAGAAATCAATTTCTGCTCGTTGCTTAAGTTTTGCTTGTCCTTTTCGAAACCCTCTACTTTTTGGGATACTGCCGTGAAGCCTTCCATTAGTTTTTTTGCCCATTCAGGCATTTCTTCGCTTGGTTTTGGTTCTTCTTTTTTCGGCTCTTTTGGAGCTGGTTCAGCAGGTTTCCCTTTTTCAAGTTCTTCAATCTTGGCTTTGTAGGTTCTGTTTTGGTCTGCTATGGACTGCTGGACTTTCAACATTCCCTCTACCCCCGCAACAGCGGATTCAATTTCGCTCTCTTCCTTGACCGCTCCGCCTAAAAACTCTGCAGTAGCTTTCAAAACATTTTCACTTAACCCCAAATCTTTATATTTAGTTTTAAGTTCCTTTAAGATTTGTTCAAACATGAATTTATAATTTTATTTATGCTCAAAAATACTTTAAATAACTTTGTCTATTTATTTAAAAATAAGTATTTTAGCCCCGCAAATTGAATTTTAAATTTTAAAAACCGCTTTTTGATACAATGGAGGATATTTTAGATAGGAAAGTAACGGATTTGACTGTTTTTGAATCGATGAAATACGCTTACCTTGTTTCCATTTCATCAAAAATAACAATGAATTTAGCCGACTTTTGTGAAGCAACAGGACAGGATAGAAGAAAAGTTTACGCTTTATTAAAATCAAAATACTACCCTGAAAAGTTGCTCTCTGGCGGATATGCAAGTTTGAAACAACGGAAAAGCCCAATATTTATAACCGAAGAAGTTTTAAAATGGTTAAGATAAAAACACAATTAGAAACCAAATTAGATTTAGAAAAGAGGAAAGAAATTATAACAGCAAAAGCAAGTTACAAAGGACAGGTTATCATCCTCTTTAAAGCAGAAGTATCCAATGGAAAGGTAAAAATATTATGATCATGAATAAAACATTTAATTTTTCAGAATTTTTGATGGACAAAGGGTTTGCTTTCACTAACTATGGAACACATAACCTCTATGAAATAAAAATAGAAAAAGATTATTTTTGTGTAAATCTACAAGGCGAGGCGATGACAACAAAGAACAACGACCCTAAAAGTCTAAAAGTAGATGTTTCTACGCCAAAGACAGAAAAAGAAGCCGAGAAATGGCTGAAAGACTTTCTAAACAAAAAGCTCTAAGTTTTGTTATACTTTATTTTTCTTAACTATGCCACCAGTTCTGCTGGTGGTTTTTCATTAAAAAAGCCCCCATAAAGGAGGCTGTTTCTAATGAATAGTAAATGAAAAAAATAATATAATAATTAAGGTTTGTTATCTCTTCAAAGATAATTTATTTTTTATAAAAAACATTGGTTTTATTATTTTTTTGTATCTCCTTTCCATTTCCAATACTTCTCATTCCGCTCCATAAACTCTGGCTTGCGCTTCCAGTTCTGCATTTTATCCTCATTCTCCTTTATCCAGTCTTTATATTGCTTTGGCACATCAGCCACAAAGTTTTCTGATGTTTCAGGAGGTAGATTTAGCCCATTTTTAAGCTCACGGATAAACTCTGCATCCGTTTTCATGATTGTTCTGCGGTGGCACATGCAGTTCACATGCCATTTATCCCACTTGAAATCTTTAGGATACACACCTTTCAGTTCATCGCACATATCATAAATTCTATGACTTGGCGAAAGATGTATTTCCACCCCTACAATATCATTATTCTGCTCTATTCGGAGCTGTTCGGATGTTCTGTATGCGGTGTTGATTTCATTCCGTGCAAGTCTCATTGCGTTTTTATATGCCGACCTATACACTCCCTGACCTACATGATAGTAGTCTGTATTGTTAAGCAAAACAGCGTTGCCGTGTTTGTCTCTTATCTTCTTGTATAAGGAATTGGGATTGTTAAGGTGTTTTCGTATTGCTCTTGCGAGAGTATTGGCACTTTGTCCTTCTGTAAGACTCAAATCTATGGCTAATTCCAGTTCTTCTTTGGCTTGTTTAGTGATATTCCAAACTCTATCAGAAAGCGTAAATCCGTTTGTTTTCCTTTGCTGAAAAGACAATAAAGCCCTTGCGTTTTGTGTATTTGCTGCAACTTTCAGCAATTCCTTTTGGAACACTTCTTTTGGGATTTTGTTGGCTATTCTTTTCAGCGTTAAGGCTTTCAGATAATTGTATTTTTCATTAGCAAAATTCCACTGCCTTGCTGAACCAGTAGAGATAATTCCCAAAAGGCTGTTTTCGTATTCGGATAATATTTGGGCTATCCTTTCTGTTATCTTCGGATTCTTTTTAAACTGGAATAACTCTTTTTTGAGTTTAGTTTTTACCACCGCAGAAGCCGTTTGAGAGATAAGCTTTTGAAAGGCTTTCTCTACATCACGGATATAACGCTCCGTAGCAATACGATGCAAGTTATCATGGTTCAAATCAAATTAGTTTTTATAAAAATTGCTTTTCGTTTTGTTTTTCTGTGGCTTGGAGTTGTTCGTCTTCTATTTCCTGCATCATCATTTCAGGATTTTTTACTCCTGCTCGTTCCATTGTGTGTTTTTGAGAGTAGATAGGTTTATTGCCGTTTGCCTCCATCAAGAAACGGATAAATTCCGCCTCGTTATTGATAACAAAAGGAGTGATTACTGGCTCTACATCCAAATCTTCCTTTGCAAGGCTTACATTCATCATTTGAAGGTAAGATTTTATGATACTTGCTCTTCTTTGAAATGCTGGAATATAGATTGCCATTTTCTCCATTACTTTAAGATGAGCGGATAAGAACAAGAACTCGGCTGAACTTCCTGCCAGCATATTACCCAATCCCTGCATTTTATCAAACGAAATATTAGGTGTTGCTGTAAAGTCGTGGACATCCCTTTCAAGCCTGTCTGTTTCCTTCGCAAGGCTTTCGTTTGCGTTAGATGGCGTTACAAAATCAGCATCAGCATCTTCCCCTAATTGGAGAACCCTGCCTGATTTATCTTTACTCATCTGCCCCTCTACTTTGCCTCTTAATTTTAGGATAGGGAAAGCAAAGCGGTCGTTACTCTCTGCTGCATAAGAATAGATTTGCTCCAATCTTTCTATTGCTGTCTGAACATCCGCCCACTCTACGGCATCCTGCTTATAGAATACCACAGGGATTTTCCCTATCGGATTACTTTTTCTCTCTATCTCTGCCCATTCATTTTTATATTCAAACCTTATGATTTCCTCCTTGGTATAGACCTCAAAATATTTGATTTCATCTTTGGTAAATTCCCTGCTGAAACTTACTAAATCATCATTATCGTCAAATACAGGATAGAGTTTGTTTTTATCAGGAGTTAAGACCTTTGCTTTAAGTCTAAAATTAGAATTGAATCCATAATGATCATTAGGCTCTGTGATAGGATACCAAAGCTCTGCACATTCTGTAAATCTGCCCACAGCAGTAACGATTTCCTTATCCGTGAACTTCATTTTATTTTTATCCAAAACCTTTATAAAGGCATCATACAGATTAGTATCCTGCGTGTTATTGGTGTATTTTACAGGTTCTCCACATAGAAAGGTAGTTGCAATGCTTACTATTTTCTTTTGGTAAGGAAGCCCAATTCTATTAAGCGGAATAGTAGTTGTTTTAGTCTTTTTGTCTCCGTTTTCATCAATGTAATCAGAAATTACCTCTCTATCAGGATAGCGGTATTTGTTCTTGAAAATTTGGTGTTCTGTTACGATATATTCCTCATTGAATTTCTCAATATTTGGGAGTGTTCTCTCGTTTTTGTATTTTTCAATTTCCTGTATGGCGTTCATAGTTTTATTTTCCACAAATATATGAAAAATAAATGATTACAGGATTTATTTAAAGTTAAAATTTAACATAAAACAACAAAAAAAAGATAGTAAAATATTTGTATAATACAAACAAAATTACTATCTTTGTGCTGTCATTGAAAGTCAATGATGTGAGATGCCGCTCACATGTTTAACCTTAATTTGTTTTTCATGAAGTTTGATTTTGAATTTAAAATCAGTTTCAGAAGATTGAAAAAAGGTTTTAATTTTTTCTTAAAAGTAAAAACCGAAATCAAGCAAAGATTATCAAATCTTTTATTCTGAAACAAGGGGGCAAGTCCCCCTTACTTCTAAAAACAAAGATATAATTTTTTTTTGAAAAATGAAGGATTTAATAAAATTATTAAAAAACATTTTTTCACAAGAACCATTTGAGCAAAACATTTATATAAAGTTTTCGGTCTCTTTGGAGCAAATTATATTTATTATTTTCATTATACTGAGTTTATTATATCTTATTTTTTTAGTATGAATTCAGAATTTATAGAAACTATTACAGAGGAATGGATTTTGTCCCAAATGGAAGAATTAGGATTAAAACGCAAAGACCTAAAACAGGATATAGGGCTGGATACTGTATATCTTTCTTTGTTTTTTGCAAAGGAAGATAATCCGAGAAAAATACACCTTTCAAAGACCACAAAAGCCATGTTCTATTATTATTTTGAATGGAAAAGAAACACCCTACAAAAACGAAGCAAGACTATTTAGATTGTTCCTTACAGGTTTTTTAAAATCAAAATAACAGCGCATTAGTATCATATCTCTATAATCAGGAGAACGACCTAAATTCTGTTTTATACTCTCTTTCCCTAAAAGCGTAACGACATCAGTATCTGGAATCCGCTCTATTGTGTCCAGTTCTTCTTTTATGTATTCTTTCTGCTGTTCGGATAGTTCAGCGGAAATATACATTTTATTCTCATTGATGATTTTTTCAGCCAAATAAACCAACATTTGAGTTTGCAAGTTTCTGTATTTAGGCGTATCCTTTCTTCCCTCGCTGACTTCTTCATCAAAAGGTCGTGCGTTATTCACAAATCCTACCACGCCTAAATTATCTACTACTCCACCACCTACACCATCAGCATCTACAATACAATTAGATTTAGGAATATTATACCTGCTTTGCAGTGTTTGGATGCAAGATTGTATTTCTGTGGTTTTGCTTATTTCAAATTCATAAACTTCTATTAGTTCCCAATCTTCCCAAACGCCAATAACAGCCTTATCAGAACCAAACCTTGCTACATCGGCAGTGATATATTTTTCTTTTCCTTTTTCTATATGCGAATTAGTAAAGACTTCTAAAATCCTATCATATACACAAAGTTTATACGGATTATCATCATACTCCCAATTACCTTTCAAAAGCCTTTCTTTCTTTGCTTTGTCCGATGTACTTTCCAGCTGTTCTATATAGTCTTGACCAATAAATGGGTTTTCCTGCACAAAAGCCTGTAAAAATGTTTGTTTTTCTGTGAGTTTTTCCTCCAAAGATGGTTTGTAAAAATAAGAATACATCCAGTTCTTTTTAGGGTTGCAGGTAATGAAGATTTTAGGTGTCAAGTTATACTCATCGTTGAGGTGTCTCCCTACCCTTGTTTTTAAAACATCAAAAGCACCAAAATTAACCTCTCCTCCTTCTTCTATCCAGCCACCTGTGTATTCTACCGAACCATATCGCTCATATAATGGGTCTCTTGGAAGATATCGTAAATCCAACATGTCTATTTGAGAGCCGTTTTTAAAGCGAATAAAGTTATCCTGTCCGTTGTAGGCAAACTCTGATTTAGGGATGCCGTAAGCATCGCAAACCTTATAAAGGGTAATAAGGGTAGACATACGAAGTCGCTTTAATTCTTCCCTACCTATAAACCATTTTGTCTTTGGAAATGCCAAGCATTGGAACACCAGCCACGAAGCACCAAGCCAGCTTTTCCCTCCTCCTGCTGCACCACCATAAAGAAACTCACGAGTAATATTGTCCGTAAGGATTTTTAAAGCCTGTTCTTGCTTTTCGTTTTTCTTTCCTTCACGAATTGTTATAAAGTCAAAAATCCCACGAGTATAAGCGTGGGTTTTCAAACCTAATGGGTCAATATTACTCAGAATGTTCTGCATCCGTTAGCCCTTTTTCTGCATTTATCAATTCTTTTATTGCTTCATCAGAAAGTTTGGAATAGTCAAAATGATTTTTATTCTCTACCTCCATTTCCACCTCTCTCTTGTCTCGCCACATCTGTGGGTTTCTGTTTTTAAGCCAAAAAATCTGTGCCGAAGTCTCTGGCGGATAGTAGTCTTCTACCTCTATTATTTCTACCTTTTCCTTTGAACTTTCTCCATTTATCGTTTCTCTGACCTTAATCGGCACTTGTCTTTTTTCCCTATATCCTACTGCTTTTTTATACAGCATTGATGCTACATTAGAGTCAGCATCCTCTTTTCCTCTTTTTAGGGACTCTAAAAACTCTGGGTATTCATTCTTCCAATTATTCAAAGTCGCTTCTGAAATCTCAAACAAGTTTGCTATTTGAGTATCCGTAAGTCCAGCCAAGCAGTATTTAAAAACCTGCGGAACATGGTATTCTTTATTGTATTTTGTTGGTCTTCCCATATTACTCATTGTCTATCAATTCTGCGAGTTCTTCACCTTTTACAAATTTAGTATCTCCGTTTAAATGAAATCTTTCTAAAAAGAAGACTTTATTTTCATAGCTGTCAAAAGAAACCATGAAATATGGGTCTCCTTCATATACCGCACCTTCTTTTACCTTTTCTTTAATCTCTTTGATTTTTGCTTTCTTTTCTTCATCGGAGGGTTCGTTGTCGCTCTCTACCTGCTCTTCCTCTCTTGCTGCTTCTTTCTTATCTGCTTGCGGTTCAAATGTTGGAATATCTATTTTAATATCTACTGGGATTTCTACCTCTACGAATGACAAATCTACTTCATCCAGTCCAGCAAGATTTACATCAATATCAGGAATCATTAAAGCTAATTTAGCGTAGTCCATTTCTCCCTGAACAGATTTAGAGTTAAAGAAGATATTTAATTCCTTTTCTGTTTTTAAATCCACATTGACAACTTCCACTTTTATTTCATAGTCGTTCTCTTTTGTTTTGGGATTGTATTTATTAACTTCATCTGCTATGGATAGTTTTTGATGTCCTGAAACGAGGTTTTTGGTTTGTTCGTTCCATACCATGCCTCCTATGATTCCGTTTTTCTTTATGTTGGCTTTGAGTTGTTTTCTTGCCTCTTCGGAAATTTTACGAGGGTTGTAGTCAGCAGGAGTTATTTCACTTCTCCAAACTATTTTGGTTTCACTTTGTTTTATTTTGTTCTGCATAGTCGTGTTCAAATAGTATTCTTTCTACATCAGGATATTCTGCGATAACCTTTTTAAGGTCGTTTGGTTCGTTTTGTCTGCACCAAAGGAGAAAAGATATATTGGTAAAATCTGTCCCTTGGCTTCTGGTGTTTCCAGTATTGCCGTATTTAAGTGGCTCTATAAGGCGTTTTTTCTTGATGAAATTCAATACATCTTTGTTTTTCCATTTAGAGAGAGGATACACCTTTTTTGTCTTCTCGTTGGTTATCTCGTTCTCGTAGCCTCTCAACATTAAGCGCCTGTTTAGACTATCAGACTGCTTGAATCCATATACTGCCCATTCTATGCCTGTTTGTTCTATGATTTTGTCAGTGATTTTTGACAAATTATATTCAGCGTATGGTATCTGTTCTGCGCCAAATACACCATATTTTTTATTGTTGTAGTAAGAATAGTGCGGAGTTTGTATGAATTTAGCGTTTTTATATCTGTTTTCAGCCCACCTTATAAATTTGTTAATGTGGTTAAGGTCTTTAACGGCATACATATAAACACAAACCACCTGTTTAAAGTGCGGGCTTAATAATTCAAGTAGAGCGATGCTGTCTTTACCTGCACCTGAATGAAAGAGTAAAACCCTGTCAGTCTTTTCAGACAGGGTCTTAATTGCTTTTAGAGTATCTAACAAAAGGCTCATTATAATCCAGCTCTTGCTCTTCTTTTTCTACCAGCGTCTACAGCTCTCGCTCTACCTGCTAAATAGTCTGCCTTTCTTCTATAATACTCTTTTTTACTGCCCGACACTCGGACTGCATAATTTTCTGGCATAGTTTTTAGTTTTTAGTTAATAATTCACTCGTAACACCTTACAGCCCTTCTTTGGCTATAATATTTTTAATAGAAATTGCAAAAAACGCTGGCACTTCTTCAGGTTCTTCGCCTTTTAGATTTTCTTTATAATCTTGGTAAACCTCATTAAGGTCATCACAGCCTAAATCATCGCTTAAAAAGTTCATATCTTCATCGTTAAACCAAAGCATATTGATTTCTTTAATTTCTACGATTAAATGCCAACTGTTGTTGTAATTTGTGAAATAAATATACTTTATATCTTTATAAATCTTATCGCACTCGGCAACGCCATTTTCATCTATATATTCAAAATCAGGCTGTTTTATCTTTTCAAGGTATTCAGATTCTTTTTTAGAATCAATAAACATTTTGCTGTAAGTAGGATTAAAATTTCTTATCTCTACTTTTTTAACACCGCTGAGAATTTCAAGGGCGTTGCTTTTTTGCATTATTAACCTGTGCGCCTCTACTTCTTTATTGCCAATATTTATTTTCATTTTTTAATCTTTTAAATCTTTCTATTGTTTCTATTATTATTGTTCTTTCAAATTTAAAGCCTCTTAATCTGGCTAATTGTTCTAATTGTTCAAATCTTTCTGTGCCTATTTTCTTTATTAGGTTTTCTCTGTATGGTATCAAATTGCCGTGTTCATAGAGGTTGCATTGCACGCACTGGCTGTGAATATTATCTAAATCAAACCTCACACTGCCATAATTACCCCTGCTGAAGTAATGCCCTGCGTTGCATTGGCTTTTTGATTTTAATTTTCGGCACGATATACAAATAAAATCGCCTCGTTCGTTTATCGCATCTCTTTGCCTTACATAGGCATTTACAAGCGCTTGAGCTTCTTCTATCAACTTACCCAGTTTCTTGTTTTTATATTTTTGTATTGTTTTTGCATCTATCACCTTACAAAGGTCGCACTAATATAATTATTTTTGTTAAATAAAAGCGGTTTAAAGTGCGAAAAATCAAACTTTTACATTTTAAAAACCGCTTTTGGTGACATTATACTAAATTAAACTTTTTAAAGCATCTAAATTCATTTATTTCAGTATCAAAATACACTTGAACAGTGTCATTTTGTTTGCGCTGGTTTTGTTCTGTTTTTGGCATCAAATCAGGGCTTAATGTACCCCACGCCTCACGAATTTCGCCATTTACTTTTTGAAAGTAAAATTTAACTATTTTAGTCTGCATTTCTTTTTTTAGTTTGAAGTTTGCCCAAGCTTTTTTCAAACATTCTGAAAAGCTGAAGCCTGTTTGTTTGAAGAACTGCCAAGCAAGGCTCATTATATTTTTTAGGTTTGTTGTTTTCATTTTGATTGATTTTTAAAGTTAATATTTAAATTTAAAAGCCTTTTTGTGACTTGCTTAGGTCGGTTGGGTTTAGTTTAAATAATAGTTGTTATAGTATAGATTAACATAAGTGTTGCCGCCTTCTAATATTTCGCCTGTTACATCACATCTGTCAATTTGTTTGAATTTTTGGGCGATGTTTTTTATTTTTATCACTTCTTCGTTCTCTCTTGGGTTACCTTCTATTTCAAATTTTATTGTAATATCTATATGTGAAGAGTAACCGCAGTAACCTGATTTAATTGATAATTTTCTGTTGTTATAACCAGCTTTTTTTAATTCTTCTCTTAATACTTGTGCCATCTCTTTCGTTGTCATTTCTTTTATTTTTAATTGTTATACTTTGTTTTAATTTTCTTGTGCAAATATAATACTTTATTGAAATATAAAACAAATAAAATTATACTTTATTTTAACATCTTAGCTTAACTCATTGATAATAAGTGCAATTATTTTTAATTTCATTATAATACAATATTGTATTGTTTTACTTCATAATAAAGTATTATATTTGCATTATTAAAAGAATCATTATGAAATTACTTTTTAAAGAAGTGGCCAAAAGAAAAAATATAGAATTAGGTAAGGTTGCTGAAAAAATAGGTATTAGTTACCCATCACTTTTTAAAAGAATGAACAATAATCCTAAATTTAGTTCTATACAAGAAATAGCAAATGCTATTGGCTGCGAAATTCACGAACTCATAGAAACATCCGAAGAATACGCACACTTCTACGATGATAAAACAGGCGAATGGTTAGGAATCAGAAAAAAATAAATTATGAAAATCGCAGAAATAAAAATGAAAAAAAAATAACTATGGGAAAACAGAATAAAAAAATAATTGTACAAGGAGTAGAAATAAGTGTGAAAACAATCAATGATAGTGATTATATCTCTTTAACGGATATGCTGAAAGCCAAAGATGGAGATTTTTTTATTTCTGATTGGCTTAGAAACAGAAATACTCTTGAATTTATTGGGATTTGGGAAGAGATGAACAATCCAAATTTTAATTATGGCGAATTCGCCACAATTAAAAGTCAAGCAGGATTAAATAGTTATAAAATAAGCGCCAAAGAGTTAATAGAGAAAACAAATGCTATTGGTATAAAATCTACTGCTGGGCGGTATGGAGGAACTTATGCACACAAGGATATTGCTTTTGAGTTTGGGATGTGGATTAGTCCAGCATTCAAACTCTATATTATAAAAGAGTATCAACGCTTAAAAGAAACAGAAAGCAATCAATATAATTTAGAATGGAATGTTAAGAGGATTTTATCAAAAAGCAACTATGAAATACACACAGAAGCCGTAAAAAACTATGTTATTCCTAAATATTCTCAAATAAAGGAGGGATTGCTATATGCTGATGAAGCGGACTTGCTTAATTTAGCTTTATTTGGAATTACTGCTAAACAATGGAGAGAAAACAACCCTCAAAGGGTATTACAAGGAGAAAACATAAGGGATATAGCAAGCATTAACGAGTTGATAATTTTAAGTAATATAGAAAATTTAAATGCCATCCTTCTAAAAAATAATATGAGCAAAAAAGACAGACTCAAAATATTATCTGAAACCGCAAGGGAGCAAAGAAAAATTTTAGATAAAGATTATTTGAGGTCAATTAAAAAACTAAATGATAAAACATTTATAGATGAGCAAAATAAACTTTTAGAGTAGTTTTTCCATATCAGAAATAACAAAAAAGACAGCGAGAAATCACAATATCCTCGCTGTTTTTTCTATTTAGATTTCTTTAATTCTCGGTTAAGATACCAAATGGCTTTTTCCAAGTCTTCCCTAAACTTTGCTGGGTCTTTCTTTCCTGCTCGGCTGATGTATTTCACGGCATTGCCCAAATTAAAGTTCAAATTTTGGTCTTCAATAAAGTCTATTACTTCAATCTTCCCAGTGTTGTAATGGCTTGGGTGATTTACTTTTTCTTCAAATGCTGAATCGTTCATATCTTTTCGGTTTTAATTCTAAATATTGCAAACACAACTACCTCCATCTTCTTCAAAATCAAGTGTTGCGGTTATAGGTTCTTGCGCTAATTTTACTAAATCATCTATTGTTAGCCTTCCTCTGAAAAAAGTACTATCATACTCTTTCTCCATCTCCCTGTGCCAATCTATAAACCTTGTTCCTTTTCTTATGTTTTCAATCAGATTGTTTGTAGATTTTTTCCAACATAACTCACAATTTCCATACTTTCCATCAATTTCTAATTTAAAAGGTTCGTTATTCCACCATGTATTTAAATCTTGCTGTGATATAGGATTTTCAAAGTCAGTGAGCAAAGGGAATATTCTTTTGGTGTCTTCTTTAATTTCCGCCCAGCTAATCCTTTTTGGCATATCTTCCTTACGGAAACCTATCGCCTTTACATATGGAATGTTTTTGCCAAACAAATCCCTTTCTAATTTTCGGCACGGCTGTGCCTTTAACATATCCGAACAATAAGGGGACTTAATAGATGGTACACCTTTGAACACTCCCTTGCATTTGTGGGCAATCATTTCAGTAAATGGTCTGCCTGTCATATTCAAATCATCCCAATTAACTATTTTATAACCCACACCAATATTCATTTCATTGGAATAAACCCCTTCTATCTTTATAAGGTCTATTCCCCAGTGCTTCTCAATGTTTTTAAGAAAATCAATAGTTTCAGGGCGTTCCATCCCTGTGTTGCAAAAAACATAGACTTTTTCGTAGTCTTTGTATTTTTCGGATGTTTGAATATGCCTTGCCATCATTGCAGAACTTCTTCCTCCTGACACTGTTACAAGAATAGTTTTTTTCATCGATTAGTTATTAGTGTTTTTTACTTGCTTAAATCTTCAAATCTTAACCCCATTGCGTAGGATTGGAAATTCATTTCTCTATGCTGAGGGTTTTTAAGGCTGTCAAAACTATCATCCTGCCATTGGAAGATGAGGTTTTTGGGCAAATCGTTGTCTATATCGTAGATTACATCTCTTGCAGTAAATAAATACTCCCCAAAGCACAAAACCCCCATTAAATCATCTCTTATAGCATAATCAAAGAACACCTCGTGTTTTTCCTCAAATAGTCTAATATATTCTTTTAGGATGTTGTCTAATTTATCTCTTAATCCTAACACTTCCGTTTGTTCCGTAAGTATTTCTTGGGCAAATCCATGCAGAGTGTATTCCGTGAAAGAAAGCATTTTTGTTGCTAAATACTTTGTAAAGTGTTCAAGTTTTTCGCTTGACTCAAACTTTACAACGCAGACAGTGTAATTGTCATCTACTTCTTCCCAATTATCGCTGTATGTATGGATTATCTCCCCCCAGCCTTTGAGATAGTGAAAAACTCTATCTCCTTTTTCAAATGTTTGTTTTTTCATATCAATTTATTCTTGCTTAATAAAGATTAAAACTTGCTTATTTGTATCTTACCATTGTTTTTCAATAACTTATAAGTTAGACTCTTCCTTGCTTATTTCTTTTGTTAATAATTCAAGCCACATTTTTGCATCCATTAAATTTTTAAATCTCTTCCTGTATAGCACCCCGTTTATTGTCTTTTGTGCCCTCCAACAGTTGTGATATCTTGTTCTTCTCAAATTCTTGTCTTGTCCTTTGCTGCTGCTGTCCCAATATACTCCCATATCTTTGCTTATTTAAATTCTTTAATTACATCCTCTACTTGGTTTAAAAAACGCTCAAAAGGGTATCCGGTGAAAACGCTTATATCTCTTTGAAACCTTATACTGTTCCTAATTGCCCTCAAAGAAGACATCCTGCTCTCTTCATTCATCTTGTCTTCATCTACCTCTATCTTTTCCGTTTCCTCTTGCACATAAGCGCTAACAGACAGCGAAAACTCATTGTTTTCCACTTCTTCAAGGCTTACCACTCGGCTTATTTTTTTCTCATCATCGATAAACTCTATATCCGTTGAGGTTTTGTTCTTCTTTAAGACAAGACAGATAGTAGCGATATTAGTATCCACGAAAGTGCCTCCACCGATATGGATAACTTTCTCAATCCAGTTCTGCTCTATGATATATCTTCTAATTTTTCCCTCTGCATTTCCACGATAGGCAATTCCAGGGAAATTCAAAACCACTGCAATGCCATCATCTGCCAAGAGGTGGATGATATGAAGCAGAAAGGCGTAGTCTGCTTTGCTCTTGGGAGGTAGGGCGGGAACATCTTTAAACCTTTCGTCTATAAACAAACCTGTTGCTGGTGGCTCCCACTTGATTGAAAACGGAGGATTTCCCATAATGCAGGAAAATCTTTTGTCCATAAATGCAGGGTCTTTAAGGGTGTCCCCACAATATCCTGTAAAGTTTTTCAGGTTGTTTTGCGCATATTCCAGCTGGTGGTCGTTTAGTTCTTGTCCATATTTTGGTAAGTCATCATCAAAAACGGCAAGTAAGTTTCCTGCTCCACAGGTAGGGTCGTATACATCCCTAATCTCTATATCTATCAGGTTTTTCATAAACAAGGCTAATTCAGGCTGTGTGTAGAAAATGCCTTTGTCTTTGAAGTCTTGCTTTATGTTTTTTAAATTATATTCTGCCACTTTCCTTTGTTTTTATCTTTGATTTTTGGTTTTGTCGCGCGATTTAAGGATTCCCAAAATCAAATTTCAAAGGGTGTTATTTAATTATCCATTACAATAAAGGTTTTGCTATCTCAATCAAATCTCTAAAGTTTTCTAAAAACTTATCTCTAAGTTCTTCGGTTTTAAAGGCTAATGAATGTTGGACTGTAAAGAAAGTTTCTTCACATATCTCCCCCATATGTATAAACATAGCATGTTTTTGTTCCTCATCGTCTTCCCAATTAGGCTTCCAACCATCGTTATACCTATCTCTTAACTGACATAATTGAGCAAGGGCTAAACATGCTTCTGCTTCTTCTTTTGTAGGAAATCTGTTTTTAACACTATCTCCCGTGCGCATACTGCCCGAAGTAACAACATCGCTGTGAAAATCCACAAACCAACCCCCAACTTCATATAAATCCTCCCAACTCTTCGGAAGTTCTCTTTCAATCTTCTTAAAAACTATTTTCTCAAAAGTTGATTTTTCTTTATCTATTTCGTAGCCTTCTGGCACTTGAATTTTAAATTCTTTCGCTTCCATCTTATTTATCTTTAATGTTACTATTTAGTAAGTTACTTATTTGGAAGGTTTACTCTTCTGTTTCAATCCAATCCACATTGAAATGGAAGTAATCTGCTCTGCTTTGGTTTTTAGCTTGCTCAATCAACCATTCCCAAGCCTCTTCATATCCAATATTTGAATTGGTTTCTTGTAAAGTTCTGCCTTCACGAAACAATTCTTCTAATTGCTCCTTTACTTGCTTTGTTGCTTTTATATCTTTTAAATTCAATGTATAGTTCACAGATATTGATATATTCTTAATTGTCTCCATTGTTTTACTTCTTATGTTTCAGGTTGTTAATGAACTCCTCTAATAATTCTAATTGTTTCAGGTTCAGAGTGGGCATTTTTCCGATAATGTTACCCATCATCTTTTCTATTTCCTGCCTGTTGAGGTCATCCTTTTCGCTTTTTACAGCGATTTTATAAAGGTCGGTGTTGAGCATTTCCATTCCTCGCATAAAGTCCTGAATAAATGGGTATTTCATTGCAATATTTGAAATGGCGTTCAATTCATCTATCAGCTCTAATTGTAGGGCAGTAGTGCAGTAGAATTGTGCTACAATAGACCTTACTATCTTGTGTTCCTCTATTGAGAGGCTTTCAATGGCTTTTTGCCGTTGTTTTTGCTCGTATTTGGCATCTTTAATTAGTTTTTTCTTATGAAAATCGGTAAGATGCATTCCTGCTATGTTCATTTGCTATTCTTTTATGGTTTAATGTATTGTGTTCTTGTTTTGTTTTCATTTCTTTTTTGAATTGCTTGTAAGGGTCTTTCGCTTTGCAGTTGCATAGGAACAGCACCAGCGCTATTAGTTTTATTGTTTTCATACCTTTCTAATTTTTCGGTTAATTCTTCTATCTGACCTCCCAGCATCTTAACATCAAGATGCCACGCTATAATCACAATGGCGATTGATAAGATTAGGATTAAAACTATTACTATCATTTCTTATATGCTAACATTTCTACTGTTTTGTTTAAAACAGGATGGTAATTCACTAATTTAAAATCTTCATATTTCACGGATTTAATGAACTCTGCAAAAGGCTTGTCTAATTCCCAGTTTGAGTAATCTATTTGAATTTCGTGGGCTTTATCTTTGGCTGTTATCTCGCTCACTTCTTTTGCCAATTCATATTGGTTATCATAGAGATGAACATTTCTCAAATCTCCTTCAAGAGCTGTGAACTTATGCCCTGACCAAATCTCAAGGATTTTACCCATTAAGAAATAAAACACGATGTTCATTGGTAAGCCGAGTAAGGTATCCACCGAACGCTGCGACCATTTAAGCATAAATCCATCATCTTCTTTAATTAACTGATAGAGGAAATGACAAGGTCTTAAACTCATATCGTTAAGGCTATCCAATTGCCAACTATCAATGATTAAATCCGTTCTGTAAGGGTTTTCCTTAAAGTTATCAAAGACTTCATACTGCCGAGCATATTGGTGTCCGTAAATCTTGCCTAATGAAAACTTATCATCTGCTTCAATCTCAGGATTGTTTTTTAATAATTGCAGATACTCGCTGGATATGTTTTGATAATTACAGAAATCAGAATCCCAAAAATTCACTTTTGCTTTCCAATAATCCCTGATGTCTGTTGAACCTTTCAAGAATAATAATAGTTCTGCAACAGCACCTTTGAAGTAAACTTTCCTTAAAGATATTACAGGATTATCTTTTGCAAACAAGAAGAAATCCGCGGTTGGTATCTGTTTTCTTTTTGTACCTTTTCTATTAGGGTCGTCATACTCAAAACCCTTTGTTAAGATTTTGTTTATCAAATATTTATAAAAATTATCTATCATTTCTTGTATTTCTTTCTTTTTTTATAATTGCTTGTTACTTCATTGAAAATCTCCTCGTTCCATTCGTAAGCCTTTACAGAACCCAAGATAACTTCGTTCACTCGGCTTCGGTATTCCATATCCAGCCTTATGACATAAGAACCTATTCTCTCCAAGAATTTCTCTCGCAAATCCTTTGCTTTTAGGTATCCCTCTGGAACATGGATTTTATTCCCTTTTGGCGTGTGGATGCTGTAATCTTTCGGCTTGTATTCTGATTTATCAAATTGCTCCTTTTGCTCCTTAATGACCTTCTTCTCTCGTTCCCAAGATGGCGAATATCCCATCGGAACGACTTTTACTTTTCGGTTTAGTTCCTTTGCCTTTTCAAGGATTTCTTTTGGGCTTAATCCTGCGTAGATTGTAGGCTTTTTTATTTTCTTTACTGCTACTTTTCTTTTTTCTTCGTATTTCTCGACTAATTCATCAAACAGGTCTTCATCCCACTCTTGAATTTGATGTCTTCCATACTTTTGAGGTGTTTTCACTGCCTGATAATCAGCCAAAGCCTTTTTGCCTTTTGATGGTTTCAATATTTTTGAAAGCTTTTCAAACAACTGGGTGGCGATGATGTAGCCTTGTGGAATCTCTCGCTGTTTGTATCCTTTCTTCTTGGCTGCCCTTATTGTGATGTGCTTGTCTACCAGCTCATCGAATAGGTTTTTATCCCATTCTTGAACAGCGTGTCTTCCAATCCTCCTGCTTCCCTTGATTTCTTTGTAATCCCTTACGGCTTCTTCGCTTTTTCGGAAACTCAACTGCTTGTTAAACTCATCGAATAGGAAAGTACTTGTGATGTGTCCATCAGGTATATTAGGTTTCACTATATCCGTGTTCATCTTGATTTTGTTTGTTTTTATATCTTTTTCTTTGTTCTTTTCTCTGCTCCTCATAGGCTTTTATAAGGGCGTTGATATCTTTGCTTTTAGCGACCCTTTCAATTACTTTCATTGGGTCTTTTTTGAGTTCTTCCAGTGTCATAATCTTTGTTGTTTAGAATGGAAATCCATCATCGTCTTCTTGTTCAAAAATGGATGGTGTGGCTTCCATTTTCGGCAGCGCATATTCTTTGGGTTCTTCTTTGGTTATCCAGTTGGAATTATCCCAAATTCTCTCTGCGCCATCGTTAAAGTCCGTTAGATACCTGCCATTGTTGATGTTATACCAAAAATCCCATTGTCCTGTATCTCCCAGCGTTTTGTTTATCTTGGTCTTGCTGACCAGCACTGTTCCGTGTGAGAGGAATTTGCCATCATCATCCTGATTTCTTCGGATAGACATGCAATAGTCAGGCATGTTCCAAAAGCCGGCAGAGCCTGAAATATCGTAAGGCGTTGGCATCTTGAACTTTCCATCGTTTCCCTTTGGTAGTTTCGTAGGGTGCGCCACCAAGAACAAGAGGCTGTCGGTTTTCTTGGTAAAAGAAATCATCTTCCCAAGCGCCTTTTTGATATACAGCCGTTCGTTATCGCTGTGATTTGCTCCCTGTTCTATCCTGTTGAACGGGTCTATCAGAAAAGCCTTACACCCTTTGGCTTTGGCTAAATATTCAAACCTTGCCAAAATATCATCTATGGTCATATCCTCGTGAGGCGCTACCCAAAAGACATTTTTGTTGAGGTATTCTTCGCCTATTTCCTTTTCCGTTTCGGATATTACCCCCTTTTTGTATTCCTTGCCGATGAACTTTGAGAAAACTCTCGCAAAGTGCGATGGCAAAGGCATACTTTCAGGTGTGTAGTAACCAATTCCCCAATGATACAGCGCATTCAATTTTGAATAGATAAAATCCATAAATTCAGATTTTCCGCTCCCTGGTGTTCCAGTCACTACACCAAACCTCCCAGTTTGCCATCTTATCCTCTCATCAAGCCCCTCTACGCCTATTCTCAAACCTTGTGGCAGTCCATTTTCAAAGTAAGCATCCAAGTCACTTTGGAAATCTTCCACTGCATACACATTGCTTAACTTTAAAAATTTGGCGCTTTCCACAGCCTTACGGATACTTTCTACTCCCTCTGCGACCAACAACTCATTTACATCTTTAAACTGCTTAAATGATACGCTTTTGCATTTTTCTATTCCAAGTCTGCGAGTAAGGTCGTTTTTCAATTCCAAACCTTTCATGTCGTTGTCGGTTGCCAAAATGAAAGTTTCTACTTGGTTGAGGTCTTCAAGGCTGTTGTCAAAGTATTCCATTCGCCCAGTAGAGGCTCCATTTGGCACGCTGATAACATTTTCAAATCCTGCTTGGATTAGTGAAAGTGCATCCATTTCGCCCTCTACGATGATGATTTCCTTGTAGACTTTCAGCGCATCGTAATTGAACCAAATCAGCTCTGCCCCTGAATGTAGTTTGAAATTCTTCTGCCCATCTCGGTACTTCACATTGACCAGTTCGCCATTTCGGAAGTAGGGAAACACGATGCAGTTGGCTTTTTTCTCAATTTGTGGCATCCATTCTTCCTTTTCGCCAATCTTCATCCGTAGCAGTGTTTTTTGGGAAATCCCTCGCTTTTCAAACCACTTTACCAGCTTTTCGGAAAGTTTGGTGTAGTTTTCCCACTTTACCTCTGGTTTGGTGTAGATTTTCTTCTCAAAGGGAACATGCTTCACAAATCTCGCCTCGCAGTGGTTGCAGTAGCCTACTTCTTTTTCTGCGTTGTAGGAGAAACACTTGATTTTGTTTTTTCGCCTGTTTTTTGAACATTCAGGACAGACTGAATAGTTTTCTGCGTTTCTGTTGATTTCAATTTCGTAGATGTGATTTGTCGCCAGCGACATTATCATTTCTGTCATTTTCCTGCGGTTTTAAAACATCATTATCCTTGTTCCATCTCGTGCTATATGCCCTCCTGACTGCTTGGTTTCTTTCTGCTTACTCCCACTATTGCCGTTGAAATCGTTTCTTGACCAAGTGCTTAACCTCCCTGCTGTACTCCAAGTTTTCTGCAACTGAAACTTCATCTTTCCCTTTTCGTTCGGCTCTGTCCAGTAGATAAAAAAGTCTTTAAGCATCTCCTTGCTGTATTTCTCGGAATGTAATTTCAATTCCTCTTTGAAATCCTGCTCGGTAAATTCCTTGAAAGATTTTCTTTTTTTTACTTTTTCTTTTTTATCTTCTCTTATCTTATCTTGTCTTATGTTGTTATCAGTATCTCTATCAGGAACTATATCAGGAACTATATCAGCATCTGTATCAGGAACTATATCAAAATTTGATACAGATAGGATGACATATTTGGTTTGTCCCTCTACGCCTTTTCCGTTTTTTTCAGGCGCTTTAAAGTCAATCAGTCCTCTTTGTTTTAGTCTATTTTTTGCTCCTCTAATGGTGTTTATAGAAAATCCTAACGACAAACTTAAAAACCTGTCCGATTGTCCAAAAGGTTGCTTCCAATGAAGTGCATTGCAGGTATTCAGTAAAAAGAAATAAAGCACTGCGTCACTTGGATTGAATGCACACTCTTTCGATTGTGTCCAAAACTGGTTTATTAAGTCTATATATGTTGTTCTCGTTTTCATTTGATTTTAATTAGAGAATTAAAAAATCCCATACTCTTCGCAATCCCTGTCTATCTTGTCTTTGATAAGACTGAAAATAGCTCTTATATCCTCTGAAATATTTTCTTTGACTTCTCCATAGACTCCATATTCAAAAATCAAGAATGTTAATTCTATTCGTTTTTCTGCTGGTAGAGTTTTTAATATTTCGTGATATTCTTTTCTAAATAAAAAACTACTCCTCATGATTTAATCTGTTTTTCATTCTAAATCTTTAATGTTACACGGAAAGCGTTTTCCGTTTTCTGTTTCGTAAATCACAGCGTTTCCACTTATGCTGATGATTTTTACCTTCGTTCCCTTTTTGCTGTATATGACTTTCTTAAAGCCTACATCTTTGTTTAGGGTGGCGTATTGTCCTGCTTTCATTAGTCTTTAACAAATTGCCCATCAATCATTTTTCCTTTTCTGCGACTTATAACCTTGTAAGCCGAATGCAAACACTCCCAAATTTTAAGGTTAAACCTATTTGCAATCTGATTAAGCAAGAACAACATCATCTGAACTGCGTGGTATTTCTCAACTGAATCATTAGTGAACTTCTCCAACTGCATAAGTTTATTGCAGTTATCCAAAAGGAAATAAGGGTCTTGTGCTGTTCCTTTTGAGTCCGAAAGTTCTTCGCTACCATTAGGAAAAAGCGTAATGCTCTTCATTTTGGCGTAGATAACCAATGTCACCACTACATCGCCTATTGCATCTATTATCTCCTCCAAATTATCATCTTCTATCGCTGTGTGTAGTTCCGTGATTTCTTCTAGTGTTTTAAGAAGTTGTTTCATTGGTGTTCCGTGTTCAAGTATACCTTTCTTATCTGCCCAGCCCTCTACAAGTATTTTTAAATCAACCATTTTAAATTCCTTATTTTTTCTTTATAGTATTCTATTCTGTTTTTTAAAATTTTTCTTCCGTTTTCCGTTTTGCAATTATTATAATCGGCTTCTAAATCGGCTTTTACCGAAGTAAATCCCTTGTATAATTGTCTTTGTTTTACAATTATCTTTTCCATATCAGTGATAACAGAAAACAAGTCTCTTTCAAACTTTCCGTGTATTTCTGAACCTGTTTTCTCTACCAATCCTGAATTTACCAACTCGTTTATTCTATTGCTCACTTGGTTTAAATTCCAGCCCAAAACATCGGCTATATCATAAATTGATGAGTTAGGGTTTTCCGCAATAGCCTTATAAACTTCTCTTCTCCTGTCAGGTAGTTTTACCTGAATCTCTGCAAATGCTTTTGTGGATGTTATAGACATAATTTGTTAATTTAGAATGGCAAATCATCCTCTACCTCTTCGGTTTCTGCTGTTGGTTTAGTTGTCGGTTCTGGTTTTACTGATGGCTCTGGCGTGTAGTTTCTTCTATCTACTGGCTCTATTTTCCATACATTTAGATTTTGACCATGTCCTTTTGTCCCATCTTCTTTGTCAAATAACTTTCCCTTGATATTAAAATGAACCTTAACCAAATCATCTTTTTTAACTCCATTTAGGAGGCTTATTCTATCTCCTGAAACTTGAAATTTCAGCAAGTTTTCTATTGGTTCTCCTGTGAATTGGTTGTAAGTCCTACAATCCAAATAAAACTCCTGCACTTTGAATCCACTATCAAAAGTTTTGATTTCTCCTGCTTTTAAAAATATTCCTGTTTGTTCCATGTTATTTATTGTGTTAATCTTAATTGCTCTTTTTCATAGCTTAATAGACTTCGTAAAGCATCCACCTGATGAGTGCAGGATTTATTTATTCGCTCTGCCCAGTCTACCAAGAAATTCTCCTCTTGGGCTATACTGTCCACCAGTGCATTTTGTGCTTTGGCGCTTAAAAAATTCTGCTTGGCTATTTCCAAAATTGTTTTAGAAATCTCGGATGCTTTTTTTTCTCTTAATCTCTGTTTTGCATCCGCTAACATTCTACCACTTCGTGCCATATAGACATTGAGTGTTTTTATCCGCTCTATCAGTTCCTCTGGATTCTCCGAAACATCTATTTCTAAAAACTCCTGTATCTTTTCTAATTCTTCTTTCATTTCAATAAAAACTTCTGCTCTTGTGCAACTCTAAAATCTCACTCGTTGCTTTTTTGTTATTGTTTATAAATTCCCTTGCTTGTTGCCAACTTAAGTGAGTTTCTATGCTTCCAATAGCGTGGCAATACTTACCCTCTTCTTGTGCTTCCTTTATAGCGTTCAGCGCCTTGTCTTCATCATAGTTATGCTCTACTGCATATAGGTCATATCCTTTGGCTGAAATTCCCTCTAAATGTGCTGTATCCGTAGCGTGGAATATTTTATAATCATCTATAAAAATTCTATATCCACAGTTTGGCACATCGTGATAGAGTTTTACAGGCGAAACCTTAAAGTTTCCATAATTGTAGATTTTGCCTATTTCCAAAACATCTATGTTCTTAATGTTCGGCAGTTCCTCTATCATCCACTCGCAACAAGCCACTCTGATATTCGGATGCTTACTTTGTAACTTTGTGAGTGTTTTCAGGTTAATGTGGTCGTTATGCTTGTGTGTCAGCAAAACCACTTGCAAACCTTCCGCGATTTCTTGTAAGGCTTTGAAAGAAACACCGCAGTCTACCATTATGGTCTTGTTATAGACCACAGCGTTTCCCTCGCTACCTGATTTAATTATATTAAACATCATTTTTAAGGTCTATTTCTATTGCTACTTCCTCTTGTGGTTCTTCCTGCTGGATTACTTCGGCATCTACAACGATTCTACTTTGAGGATTGTCTATATATTGCCCATCTGCGTCTGCTTGGTCTTTCTCTATCGCTCTCTGCATATCTACCGAAAGAACACCATAGCGATTTAAAAGGAGCTTCAGCACTGTTTTCTTTGCCATAGCATCAAAGTCTTTTTTCCAAATGGAAGTTGCCGAATTGAAAGATTTTGAGAATGTTTTGGCGTGTTGCTGAACTTCTTGAATAGTCATATATAAAGACTGCTGGAATCCATTTAAAAGCTCTATATAAGCCAAATATCCTATCACTTCACCCTCTGGGTTTTCGCCTAAAAACTCAATATGCCCAGTGAACTTGTTTCTCTTAATCTCGCCATTCCTTACCTCGCAAGTGTTAATGGTCTTGTATTGCCCTGAACGAACAGCCAACTGGATAAATCCTTTGTATCCCATTTGAAACTGTGGTTTTCCATTGTAAGGAATTACATAGGCGTAACCCAAGTTCTTGTTCAGTGGTAAATTCAGCGCTGTGGCATTCATTGCGCACTTCATCAATTCGGACGGGTCGCATTGCGCTAAACCTTTATCAGCATCGGAAAGAGCTAATAAGTTTGAAACAAATTCAGACTTTCTCTTTCCTAATGTTTTTTCTAAAAACTCTGTTGTTTTAGAGTTGTTAAGGAAGTTACCTAATGATTGTTTTGTTAATGTTTTTTCGTTTGTTTCCATTTTGTTTATCTTTTAAAAAACCACCGCCGAAAAAATTAAAATGTACAACAAGAAAGGTTTATTAGTATGGCTTGGCGGTGGTTATGTTGTTTTACTTTGTTAAAAACAGCCCAGCGTTGCTGTTGTTTTCCAGTTTTCGGACAACTGGGCTGTGTTACCCTGTATTTGTTTGTTTTCTTGGTAGATTACTCGCAACAGGATTGCGCTGTCTGTTACCAGATTTCTAACATTTATTTTGTGTTAAATCCAAACAGCACTTTATTTATTTTACCTCTATTTTCTCTCCGTAGAACTCCAAGTCAGTCTCATCTCTGCCGACCTTCCACGCAGTGCCTTTTATCAGGCGCAATACTGCAAATCTTCCATCGTGTTTGCCTTGTCCGTGCGTGTAAGCGACTACAACAGCATCATCTGAAAAAATCCACTTGTAGTAAGCATTGCCTCTTGATTGGAAATTTTCAAGAAGAATGTTGTTTGGGTTCATGTTTTGAGCGACTTCTTTCGCTCTATTGTTATTGCTAAATAATATTTGTTTCATTGTTTTAAATTTTAATTGTTGATAATTATTTTAAAATGGTGCGTTTGTCTGTCAGTAGCACCACACTGGATAGTGTTGCTTTCCACAGCAGGGACACTAACAACCCTGAAAGTTTCTGGGTAACTTACAACCAGCCTCGGGCGTGTAACACCGCTTATCGAGACACCCGCATGGGCGTGCATCGTACCTTTGTGGTTTCCCAACGGCTTGGCATCCTGTTACTGATGTTTCTCCAACCTGTGAGTGCTCACCCACGACCTTACTCGTTTGGGCTTCTTTCTGTTTTTACGCTACCAGTCCCACAGGCGACTGATTGCAACCTTTAAGGTTATCTTGTTGTGAATCGTTCTTTTATCTTTTCAAACTGCTCTGTTGTTGGTCTGAAACTCTCGCCTCTGTGTTCTCTGTAAACTTTGTTAAGAAACTTCAAGAAGGCTGTCATTTCTTTGTAATTTATTTTCATCAGTTTTCATTAGGTTTTTATAATATCTTTCAACTCGGTCTCTTGCACTTACAGCAAAACAGAAGTCTTTCGTGTATCTTCTTGGCAGTGGGAAAACTCCATCTTCTGCCATGTTTTGCTTCATTATCTCTATTCTTTCAGTGAAGCCTTTATATAGTTCTACTGCTTTTATTGCTTTTTGCAGCCTTTCTAATTCTTTATTTGCGTTCATCTTATTATTTTTTTAAAAACCACCGCCCTGTTTAAGTTAATTTATGAATGAGTATTACAATGAAAAAAGTTGTGGGCGGTGGAAAAATCAAACTATCTATTAATGAAAACTGTATTCTAATTCTTCTTCTCTTTTGCTTTCTATGAAGTCTTCAATGAATTTTGAGTGCTTTCCAAGGGGAGAGATTTCTTCGCCATCTCTTGTAAGTACCCACTCGCATTTGTTTCTGCTTACTTTTTCTTCTACGCACCATTGTCTATCTAAACCATCAAAGAATAACTGAAACCATTCAAATTCGCTGGTGTCGTAGTCTGTGAATAATTGATTTTCTACCATTGCTTCTGCAACTCTGTACAAATCGCACTCTCTTCTTGAGTTTTCTACTAAATTTTGTATATTTGCCATCGTTAATTGTTTTGATAAATGTGTTTTCATTTGTTAAGATTTTTGATTGTTAATTGTTAATATTGCTCTCAGTTGCCGCTGGGGGCTTTTTTATTAAAAAATGAAGCGTATTCTTGTTTGAATTTTTTTACTTTTTGTTTTTCTGTAAGTTTCTCATTATCAACCTCCCTCGTTAATATTTTGATAAAACTTTCTTTACTCTTTACGCTCCAATTTTTAATTAGTTCGCCAACCGCCAGCGCTGTGGGTTCTTTTATTTTATTCAGTTGGTTCATTGCTTTCTGATTCTATTGCTTTATCTTTTGTGAGCCCTGTATGTTTTTTTGTGATTTTAGAATTCACACCATCTAAAAAGAATAAATGAGGCCTTCTGTCTAACCACTCATACACTGCTCTCTCTGACTTACCAAGCTCTGCTGCTATTTTTCTATGCTTGCTCAATAAAATTTCTCTCGCTTCTCTTGTTAGTTTCATTATTATTTATAATTTTGTGTTGTGATTTTTGTTGTTGTTTATTCATCAACTTTCACAATGCAAATATAAAGAACTTTATATTAAAGTTACAAATAATATATAAAGAAATTTATATCAATTTATGTAATTTACTGATAATCAGTATTAAAACTTTTTATTATGGATTTTAAAGGGCGATTGAAATACTTTATATCTTACTTAAAGTCTAATAATCATATTAAAACACAAAAAGAACTTGGTTTTAACCTTGGTTTTGAAACAGAATCAGGCTTTTCACAAGTAGTAAATGGCAAAGTTCCTTTTTCAGAATCTTTATATTCTAAACTTGAATCTTTATATCCCTTTTTAAATATTGAATGGTTAAAAACAGGTAAAGGGAATATGTTGGCAGGAGTTCCGTTAGTTCGTGACTTATCGGCCATCCCACAAGGCGAACTAAAACCAAAAGAATATTCTACATCTATAAAAGTGAGACTGGTAAGCAACAAAGCAAAGGCTGGGTGGAGCGAGGGCTACTATAACGAGGAGTATTTAGAAGAACTGCCTTTTGTGATGATAGATGCAGATGAGAACTACAAGGGTAGATATTTAGCCTTTGAAGTAGAGGGAGACAGCATGGAGCCTGACTACTTGGAAGGCGATATTGTTATCTGCCGAGAGATACAGCGCCACCTATGGAGTTCTAAACTGCATTTTAGGGATTGGGACTTTGTAATCGCTCACTCCACTAATGGAATAATGCTGAAAGAGATAACTGCCCACAATGTAGAAACAGGAGATATTACCTGCCATTCTCTAAATCCGAAATACGAGGACTTCGTTCTAAATCTTCATCAAGTAGCGCACCTTTACAATGTAGTAGAAGTAAGACAAAAAGGAAGAAATAAGCGCTGGAATAGAGCAAAAGATTTTATGTAAGAAACAATCCCTGAAATAAATAAATTTAAATCATTATGAAAAAAGCAATTTTACTTTTTGGAGTGTTGGCATCATGCTCCATTTTTGGACAATTTAAACTCACTCCTGACAATTATAGAAGCGTAGAGAATCCAGATAAAGACTATATCGTTTTTGAAGTTCCTAATATGACACAAAAACAATTATTTGAGAAAACAAAAATGTATATAACATCTAAATACAACAACCTTAAAGGAGATGGATACAACGAAGTTGAACCGCAACAAATGGTGCTTAATGTAACAGGAAGCAAATCTGCCACTATAATATTGAGTTTAGGAAACAACATTTGGAGAGCAGATAACAGATATGAAATAAACTTCAAGGATGGCAAAGTAATGGTTAAGCCTTATCTATACTCTTTCTACAATGTTATGGACTATGATGGCAGTAGAGGGGCAAAAAACCTTTTCAATAAAAAAGGAGAAGCAAGAAAACAAAAAGCAATAGACCTTGCAGAAAGCGAAGTAAATGAGTTCTACAACGCTCTAATTAAAGGAATTACAAAAACCAACGAAGACTGGTAAAAATGGATTGGGAGCAATTTGATAAAGAACTTGAAGAAGTAAGAAATCAGAATAGACTTTGGCAGCAGGAATTTGATAAAGTTTGTGAAATCACATTTGAAGCAAGGAAATTAGAGAAAACCGACCCACTAAAAGCAATACAGCTTTATGAAAGCATCAAAAACACAAAATATGGCAATTTTGATACATTGGGAAGACTAATTATTTTATACAGAAAAACCAAACAAAAAGAAAAAGAAGCAGAATGTATAGAATATAAAATAGAAGACTTGCAAAATAAGGAATACAACAGCAAAGAGTTTCTTAAAACAAAATATCCTGAAGACGCCGATGAAATCCAAAATTGCTATGACAACCAAACAATTTACACCACTCCTGAATTGGTTAAAATAGACTTCCACAAGAACATTATCAAACTCCAAGAGAGATTAAAAATAGTAAAAAAATAGTAAAAAATAGGGGTTAAAACGGGATATTGAAAAACTTAACTTACTGATAATCAAACTATATAATCGCCAATATAGTTTCCCTCCAGCTCCACAATAAAACCTGTAAATCAATACATTACAGAAACAAAAAACTAAAATAGGGACTTCATAAAAAGTCCCTATTATTTTTTTTGGATATTTTTTAATAATCTAAAAGACAATTTGGAATATTACTATTTTTTTAAGTAGTAGTAAGGTCTATTTATAAAAGGATAATCTTCTATATATATTACTTTTATTGTATCTCCTATTTTATATTTGGAACTTTGTGAATCGCCATTATATATTTTATTATCAATAGTAAAAAAATATAAATGAACAGCTTGTTCATCATCTATAAAATGTCCATTTACACCATTATAGCCTCGTTCTTTCACAATGTGTCCTATGGTAGTTTTTCCGTATTTTACTAAATAATAATCTTGTATAGACCATCTTATTATTTGAAACGAAATGTATCCAATAATAATAATGAATATACATATTTTCAATATGCTTTTTCTATTATTTTTCTTTTCTTTTTTCATTGTTTTTAAATCTGGAATATTACCGTTTTATCCATTCTTTTCCTTTCCAATACAATATATTTCTGTTTTTAATATACACATTATCATAGAGAGGTTCAAATTCTAATGTGCATCTTTGAAGACTTGGTAAATCTACTGTAATATAATTATAATCAGTATTGATATTTTCTTTAAAAATATTAAATAGCATTCTCTCTTTATATATCTTTTTTCCTGTTATTTTTTTGGCTATACTGAGTTCTATTAAGTTAATATTATCCGTTTTCCATAAATACTCCGATTTGGATATTCTGAGCTTCAATTCATTAGCAATAATATTTTTTTTATTATTAAAATTCAGACTTAAGCCCATGTCTGGGAGATTATGAGGAATATTCACATTTATATAAAGAGAATCTTGTGAATATTTCTTCTCCTGACGAATAGAATATGGTATTTTTTCTAAATGCTGGTCTTCGCTTACTAATTCTATTACATCATTAGAGAGCCTATTCCATTTTCCTTTTGAGGCATAATCACACTGCTCTATAACAGGAGAAAATGTAACCTCTGCTTTTTTTAGAATATAATGCCCGTTTTTGTAGATTTCTATTTGTGAGTAATTATTATCCTCGGATAATGCTTGGTATTTATATTTATTTTTTATGCTATAAATCCCTTCTATATTATCAATGGTTGCACAACTAATCAACTGAAATAGAGATATAAACAATACGATATTTTTCATTTTTTATCTAATTATATCAATTACTAATAATATTTAATAATAAAAAGCTCCTATTTAGAACATAAGCGCAGCACCATACATTATCAACTTCTTTTATTCTGACAGGATTTTCTTCTTCGTAAGTATCCAATAACTTTTTATACCTTATCTCATCTAAAAATATTTTGGATTTATCCTCAGCCCATATTTTTATAGCCAATTCCAAACTATCTGATTTACACTGACTAATATAAGTCCCTCCTCTATATTCCGCAATGAAAGTATATATTTTATCCAT